TTAAGTACATCATAAATCTTATTTTAAGGATCTTCAAGTAAAATACCATCTCCATCCTCTTGCAATATCTTATCACTACTTTCTAATAACAAGAATGATGGTGGAACTCCATTATGTAATTTTATTTCTCCATTAGTAACAAATTCTATTCTTGCTTCTATTACTCCACTTACAGGTACATTTATTGCCACATTAGTAACAACACACATTGATTGATACCAAACACTATTTGTAGATTGACTTGGGTCGTGATATATATAAAATCTTCCTTCAAAATCTGCACCCTGCTGCATCCGTACCAATAATTGACTTAGGTAAACAGGAAATTCTGGACTTGCAAAATCAGGAGTATCATTTTGAAAATTTCTATGCTGCCATATTGTCTGTATTGTTCCTTGCCCTGATATAAGACCATTTTCGTATTGTTTTCTAAATTCTGATCCTAAATTAGTAATATCAACAGTATCTCTTGTTGTTGTGATTTCAAATTCTGTAATTTTTGCAAGCGGTCTAAATCTAGTATTTCTGGTGCGTATCAATATGGACTTTGTAGAAGATGGTGTGATTAATGTAAGTGCATCTGTTACTTCACCAGCTAATGCAGATGCAAAAGTATCATATAACTTAATTCCACCCATATCATCAATATGAATATATTTACGAAGATCAGGAAAAGTATGGTTAAGTAATAATTCTAAATCAGTTCCATCAGCAGTTTCTATTTCAATTTGATCTCCTGTAATTAGCGATCCACTAATATTTTCTACAGAAAATCTTTTTTTAGTTGTATTAACGTCAGCAGGGTTTAAAGATGTTGATATTTCAGAATTTAAAGAATCACGTTTTAACTCAATAAAACCTGTTGATCCAAAATATATAGACATTAATACCTGCTTTCAGTAGGAATACCATCCGCTTCAAAAGATATATCTGCTGCCATTACTTCTCCTACAGAACTTGTCATTGAAAAAGAAGTGATAATAGCTTTCATATCTATATAATGATGTGCATCTACTAATAATCTAAATTTTACTTTTGGTCTTTCTATGCTTTGAGGAGTATCACCTGACCTTGGCATTATTTTATCTATTACAAAAGTTGATAAACGACCTGAGTTATGTGTGCCAGCCGTAGATTCTGCATAATAATAAATACTCGCAGATCCAGTTGTACTTGTTATTCCAGGAATTATTGTTCTATCAAAATCACCTAATGATACAGTTTCTAAAACAGATGTATTTATAGTAAAAGACCACGATCTTACTTTTGCAACTTCATCCGCATCTTGGATATTAAAATTTTCGTTATCTACAAATAACTTACCATCCTGACCTGAATAAAACTTAGACATCGTTTTAGTTTAATTTTAAATACATTCTAATCCCCATCGAGGCAAGCGACAAATTTACATTGAACATTTGATCTACCAGGTCTGACACTTGTAACAGTAGGAGGGCCATCAAATCTATATCTTAACAAAGTATTTCCAGATGAATCCTTTTCTTCAAATTTTCTTCTCAAAGCTAAATTATCTATACCAGTTAAAGCAGTTGTACTTGGAAACTGTATAAAATTGTACACACTATTAACTTCTTCATATTTTTCTAAAATTTCATTAGCTTGTGAATCTGTAATATTTGTAAACCCTAAGGTTAATTTTGCATCTACCTTTTTATTACCATATCTAAGTACAGTTTTTGCACCATTTTGTGCAACAAATTCTACTTGTGGATAATTTCCAGGAGTATAACTTCTAGATGTAGGTTTTATATCTGGAAAATTTACTATGTTTGACATTATACGGGCCTAAAATCTCCATCAATATAATTTATTGTAGCAAGAGTTCCATCAGATAAAAGAGGTGCATGACTTGCTGATACTTCTATTAATCCTTCATCTGTGTATGTAATAGATTCAGTTTTATATAGCCTATTAGATTCACTTGTTTGTTTTACTGTAAAAACAGATCCATATAAATTAGCATTTGTAGTTCTGCCATTGACTACATTTAAAACAGCTTCCCCGACTTCTTGCGTTCCAGGTTTCCAATGATAAATATTTACATTACTTAAACTATTATTACCAACACTCTGTACAACACCATCAGCAGAAATAACACCATTTTCAAACCTACTGGTATGAGTAGCTTCAGAAATAAATCTTATGTAATCACCAGGTTTTAAACCTAGTGCAGCTTGTGGTGTAGTTTCAAATTTTATACCATGATCTACTTTCTCTCTAATTTTTAAAGCGTGTCTTAAAAATGTTTCAGCGTGTTCTTCGCTGGTGCAAAAATCAGACATATCAAAGACTTCTATAGGAAATTTCTCTTCTATAACATTTTCGTCATCAATATTTACAACTAAAGTTTTTGATAATGTTTCGGGAAATCCATTTGGTATTTCTTTTCTAAAATAAACAGTGCCAATAAAGTTTTGACGTTCTTCAGGAGCTAAAAAACTAACCTTAAGATTTCTTGTATTGCCGTCTGTAAATAAAGCTTTTACTGTTGGCTTTTGTGTTTTTAGTATTTCAAAATTATTAGGATCAAATGGAACGGAAGGAAAAAGTGAAAACTTACCACCAAGAATCGTAAAATCTAATAAATTAAATATCGCATTTTGATAAATAAACTCTCTTATATTTTGTTTATCAGTAATAACTCCATCCCAATAAAATCCATTAGCTTCACAAAATTTAGCTGCGATTATCATTCTTTCCTTATCAACAGATGGAACACCAACAAGATCAGCTAATCCAAATTTTTTATCAGTTAATAAAGCATAAACTATTTCGGGAAATAAATTGGTTGGCCCAAATATCGGTGCATCTGCTGGTCTACCTTGAGCTATATTTTCAACTTTTATACCTTGCTTAATATACGCAGAAAATTGTGAAAAACTATTCCATTCTTTAGAACTGCTAAGACGTAGTGCAACATTAGCAATACCAGCTTGGTCAAATTCATAAGGAATATCACGACCTAAATTGTTTTGCTCATTTACATATACAATTTCATGTTCTGGTCCGTCTTGATGACTACTACGTTCCGCATCGTACTGATAATAGTCTGTGATTGCATCAAAAGGATTTAAGTTTTTTCCTTCAGGCCAAGGCTCTGATACAAACTCACTAAAATCAGTAACAATATCAATATTATTTACCCCTGGGAAATTGCCTATAGCTGGAATACTTATAGTATCAGTATCTCTATAACCACTACCTCTTTGATTAATTTCCCATCTAGCACCAGCGTAACTACTTGAATTTACCTGATTGTATATTCTAAGATTGACAGTTAAACCTGTTCCATTACCGCTTGTTGAAGTTGCAAGATTTGTATGAACAACTGGATCTACATCAGCTTCTTTCATTTCATATTTAATCATTCCATAATATTTTCCTACTCTTAAAGCTTGTTTTCTTCGTTTCTGCTCAACAACAAAAGGTCCAGCACCATACCTAAAACCATCACCACGATCTATAAATGGCTGTTTATAAGGATCACCTACTGTAATACTATTAGTTCTTAAAGGATCATTTACTGCTCTGTCTCTATTGCCAATATATTCATTCCAATAAGGATGATTCTTTTGATTTCCCCATTGCCATTTACTACCCCCAGTATTTTGAAAATGAATTACTGCGTTTTGTCTCCCAACTGTTATTTGGCTTTCTGTAGGTATTCTTCTATCTACTTCTATCCATCTTGTAGACCTTGGTATAAAACCATCAGCATTTGTTAGTAATCTATTAATTTTTCCTCCATCTGTAGCGGTTGGTAAATCACCTAAAAACCATTCTGTATTTGAAGCATCACCACTTCTTAAATTTTCTTCAGATCCTTTGAAAAATACATCAAACTTTTGTTCATTAGGTTTGACATCATAACTAAGTAGCTCACCAGAAGCACTTAAAATTCTAATAGGATTATTTCTATCAATAAATTCTTTTTTTACTAAATTCCCAGGAAAAGGTATAAATCTAAATTCAAATTCCTTTCGAGGAGCACTGTAATGGTTAATTCTTATAAAATTATACTGTGGCTGTGGTGAATTACCTCTAATACCAAAAGGTACTCCTCCATCTATGTAATTCCAATCTGCTTCGTTAATGCCTGATATTCTTGCCTGTAACCTAAAAAAACTATATCTAGTAAGATATTTGCTCATCCCACCAAGAGATATATTACCATCGTCATCGTTGTATCTTTTAACAACTCCATCTGTTGTGTCAGCATCTACTGTATTCGTACCAACAGCACCAGGATGACTATTTACATTAGGAAAACTTGTGACTTGTTTAAAAACTTTTGATTTTAAACCTATTTCTGTTACATCACACGCTTTACTATTACTAATAGTTCCTATCGCACATTTTTGTATAGTTAATAACTGATAACCTTTATGAGCACCTTTTAACCCTGTCGTACCACCTCTAACATCAATTTTACCAGGTTCATCAACCCTAAAAACACAATCCTGATAATGTCTTGATGCCCAAATTGGTCTGCTTTTGCTTATGCAAACAGCTAAAGCTGATCCTATTAAATAAGACTCACCTATTTGAATAGCATCATCTGATTCTTCTCTTGAAGCATCAACAGCAGATTTAACATCCTCTACACCCCAAGGGTCAAAATTATCACCAAATTCTGTTTCAGTATCCATGTCTCCGATGGTATATTGTATCTCTTTATTTTTTTCAGCTATAAGACTATTTCTATTTGTTTGACTACCATCATATTTTAATATTGAAGCATACCTTGGAAAATCTGTTCTAAGTTTTCTTCTTTTTGTATCTATATCTCTTTTATTTTGATCTTTTAGATTTCTTTGTTTTAAAACCAATTCATAAGGAACTCTATATCTCATACTATTAGGCATTGGCGAATACACACCGAATTGTGTTTGTGTATTAGGTGCTCTTGTTCCGCTTACAATAGTATTTGTCTCTCCATTATTTTGATCCCAATCAACAGCAATAATATCTGTAAAAGGAGGGCCTTGGGTTTGACCTGATTTTTGTGGTCTACTATGTTCTCTTTCTAACGTTCCCTCAGAATATTTTTCTGATCCTTCCTGTGGCCTTCCACCATCTGTCATTATATATAAGGCTAACTTTTTATTTATATAATTTTTAAGTAACAAATCTCCTATGGCATAACCTGCAAAATCAGGTTTAGATGCAAGATCACCAAGGCCAATCATAAATAAAGCCTTTAATTGTTGTCCTGAACCAAGGCTTAACATTTGTGACCATAAAAGCCTTGTATTAATACGAACACCACCATAATATATTTTAGAATCTCCATTAACTTCAGTTTCTTGTTTAGTAAAAACAAGAGGTATGATCTCACCTAATTTTGCAAGTTCCTGTACCGAATTAAAACCTGTTTGTGGTGCAAATCTTTTTGGACCTGTTACACCAGCAGTTGTAAGACTAGGAGGAGTTTTTGGTGCTCTAGGTTTTGGTGCTAATAAAACAGAAACAAGAGTAAGAATTATTCCTAAAACTATTTGAGTTGCAACTTGACTAGCACTAATGGCAGAAACTATAGCAGAAACAAATCCATTTACAACATAAGGAATCTCATCATATTCTTTAGGTCTTTTCCCATTAAATGCCTGTGCTAATTCTATAAAATACCAATATTCATCTTCTGTTATGCCTACTGTTTCACATAGTTCGACTTCTGCGGGGAGTAGCACCCTACGACCTCCAGGCCGTCTAAAGGACTCCATTTTACCTCCGATTCTCCGCAGTTTATCCATCCTTCCTCGTAGTAAACAGCAAGACCAAATCCATTATTAGATTTACATAATGCAACTGTACCTATATTAAACTGTTTTGTCTCGTTTCCCCACTTTTCAAGTTCTTGTTTAAATATATCAAAATCTTTTTTCCTTACTCTTCTATACCAATCTCTTGTAGGTTCAGGTGATTTTATACCATAATGTTTTAAAACTGTACGAGCCAAAGATAAACAATCTGCTGCATGATGTTTTATAGGATCAGCACCTAATCTATAAGGCAAACCAATAAGTTGATGTGGCTTCATCTGTTTTGAATATCGCTAGTTACAGGTAGTTTACCAACAGCTTGCGTAGTTAATACAACATTTGGTACATTTACACCAACCGCATCTACAGCACTACTTAATAAAACTTCTACAACTTCTGGGTCGTAGGATAAAGAAGCAGCAAGCCATGTATCAGTTGTTAATATTGATTTATTCTTATCTATTGAATTACCTTGTGAATCTGTATCTTCTAAACTACCTATATCATCATTTTTCATAATACATACATTTACTTCTACAAAATATCTATTGAGTACAGCCTCTTGTGCTTTTGCCATGCTTAAAGGGTGATTTGCCATGATTAAATTAGATTCAATATTATCTCCTGATCTATTAATAGTTGTACCTTGATAAACAAACGGTAGATAATAATATGTTTCAAGTCCTCTACCAGGAACTGTACCTGAGTCAAAACTAATTGAATTTTCTACATCTTTATTTTCTATATTTATTTGAGGGTCATTAGTTTCACCTGCAAGTGTCATTTCATCAAATTTACCTCTTTTTGCATTTTGTAAAAAATATTTAGAATCTCTTACACCGTTTTCATTAATAGAAAATACTTCTACAAAAGTGACTAAGGTTGTAATGCTCATAATCCAAGAGATGCACGTTGACTTCTAGAGTTTCTTAACGATCCAAGAACTTGTGCTTTACCTGCCATTGCACCTTGCTTTGTAGCAGCACCAATAATATCAGGAACAGCAGATTTTGGAACGTACTCATCACCATTAAAGTTTAATGTAGGTC